TTATGTCGTAGATGAGAATGACTTAGATATGGCATCAGACTTATTCAACCAAGCAATAGATGAATGGATTGAAGAGAACACAGACGAACAGGACAGACTAATTAACTTAGTCATGAGATGGTAGGAGGTCGCTATGAAGCAGACTGTAACTTATATCATTCGTCATAGGGATATGCCAATTTATATAACTAACAAACCAACCGATAACAATTCAGATATTAGTTACTCCACAAATAGAAATAGAGCTAGGGAGTTTAACGGTATGGAAGAAGCGAGTATCAATATGGATTATCACAAAGCAATCAAGAAAACAGTGACAGAAACTATTGAGTACGAGGAGGTAGAACATGACTGAACAAACATTATTTGAACAGTTGAACAGTAAAAACGTGAATGATCATACAGAACAAAAAAATGGATTAACTTATCTAGCATGGTCATATGCACACCAAGAGCTGAAAAAGATTGACCCAAACTACACAGTAAAAGTACACGAGTTTCCACATCCAGATATTAACACAGAAAATTATTTTGTACCTTATTTGGCTACACCAGAAGGCTATTTTGTACAGGTATCTGTGACTGTGAAAGATAGTACAGAGACTGAGTGGCTTCCAGTATTGGACTTTAGAAATAAATCGCTTGCTAAAGGTAGTGCAACAACTTTCGATATTAACAAAGCGCAAAAACGATGTTTTGTTAAAGCTTCGGCTTTACACGGTTTAGGCTTATATATCTACAACGGCGAGGAACTACCAAGTGCAAGTGACAACGATATTACAGAATTAGAAGAGCGTATCAATCAGTTCGTGAACTTATCTCAAGAAAAAGGGCGAGATGCAACTATCGATAAAACGATGAGATGGCTAAAAATATCTAACATTAATAAATTAAGTCAAAAACAAATCGCAGAAGCACACCAAAAATTAGATGCGGGATTAAAACAATTGGATAGTGAGGAGAAACAATAATGTTAAACAGAGCAGTATTAGTAGGACGCTTAACAAAAGACCCAGAATTAAGAAGCGCGCCAAATGGCGTAAATGTAGGTACATTCACATTGGCAGTAAACAGAACATTCACGAATGCTCAAGGCGAGCGTGAAGCAGATTTTATAAACGTAGTAGTGTTCAAGAAACAAGCTGAAAATGTTAAAAACTACCTTTCTAAAGGGTCGCTGGCAGGTGTAGACGGGCGACTACAAACACGTAGCTACGAAAATAAAGTCGGGCAACGTGTATTTGTGACAGAAGTAGTAGCGGACAGTGTTCAATTCTTAGAACCGAAGAATAACAACCAACAACCAAACAACAATTATCATCAACAAAGACAAACTCAAACTGGTAATAATCCTTTTGATAATACCACTGCGATTACTGATGATGACTTACCGTTCTGATTGGAATGATTAAATGCCGAAAATTACTAGTTATATCACTCAAGACGACGGCACAACAACAGTTGTCATCTCTGATGTTGAATTAGGCAATAAAGAAACATTACTACTTGATAACGGGTTTGATGTAGAAGTAGATGTAAACGTTATAGATCCGTTTCAAATTACCGGCAAGCAACGTCGAAAAATATTCGCGCTTGTCAAAGACATAGAAGAACATACAGGTCAACCAATGGACTATATGAGACATATGTTCATCGAGTTTGTAAGAACGTACTACGGCTATGATGAACGTATTTCGCTAAGTAATTGTACGAGAACACAAGCAAGTCAAATCATTGAAGCAACGCTTGACTGGACGTTCTACAATGACATACCACTTAGCTACAAAACGAGTAATCTACTGAAACAAGATAAATCATTCTTATACTGGTCAACTGTTAACCGCAACTGTGTAATATGCGGAAAGCCTCACGCTGACCTAGCGCATTACGAAGCAGTAGGTAGAGGCATGAACAGAAACAAGATGAATCACTACGACAAACATGTATTAGCGTTATGTCGCGAACATCATAACGAGCAACATGCGATTGGTGTTAAGTCATTTGATGATAAATATCAATTGCATGACTCGTGGATAAAAGTTGATGAGAGGCTCAATAAAATGCTGAAAGGAGAGAAAAAGGAATGAATAGACTAAGAATAATAAAAATAGCACTCCTAATCGTCATCTTGGCGGAAGAGATTAGAAGCGCTAAAAAAATTAAAAAATTTACCCCTGAGGATTCTAAAGGTTTTCCTGATATAACAAAAGATTCAATAAAAGAACCTAAATAAAAATATTATGGTTGATAAAATCCCATTGTTCTTTTGTTAACCACCCTTGTTTGTTATTGACTATTTCTGTAACAAACAGCTTATCTCCAGAATCGAGATAAGGTTTCAACTTTTCTATCATTTCTGAAGTTGATAAAGAAGAACGGAATAAAAATGAAGATTTCCAATAATTGCAATGACCATTAGAAATTTCCTTTTTTATAACATTTCTCAATTCCTCATATTTTTGTCCGGGTGAGTTTAAATCATATGTTAACATATAAGGTTTTTCCATATTTTATTCACCCCCAATCTAACGCAGTAGCGATAACAAAATTATACCAGAAAGGAGATAACGAAATGGCAACATTTAGAGTTTACAAAGAATCAGGTAACTTTGTCACAGTACACAAAGATTTTATACATGATTCTAATATAAGTTGGAAGGCTAAAGGTATTCTACTTTATTTGTTAAGTCGACCTGATAACTGGCAAATTTACGAAACAGAACTAGAGCAACATTCAACTGATGGACTTAGCGGTTTAAAGAGTGGAATCAAGGAACTGGAAGAAATTGGATACATTCAACGTAGTAGAAAACGTGATAAAAGTGGTAGGTTAAATGGTTATGAGTACTTAGTATATGAGCAACCGCACCACATTCGATTTTCCAACGTTGGAAAAACCGTTAACGGTAAAACCAACAATGGAAAAACCGTTAATGGTAAATCGCATACTACTAATAATAATAGTACTAATAATGATTTAACTAATAATAACAATACTAATAATGAAGGAAGTATATTGTCGGGCAACCCGACGGTGTCTTCCATTCCCTATAAAGAAATTATCGAATACTTAAATAAAAAAGCAGGAAAGCATTTTAAACATAATACAGCTAAAACAAAAGATTTTATTAAAGCAAGATGGAATCAAGATTTTAGGTTGGAGGATTTTAAAAAGGTGATTGATATCAAAACAGCTGAATGGTTAAACACGGATAGCGATAAATACCTTAGACCAGAAACACTTTTTGGCAGTAAATTTGAGGGGTACCTCAATCAAAAAATACAACCAACTGGCACGAATCAATTGGAACGCATGAAGTACGACGAAAGTTATTGGGATTAGGGGGATATTATGAAACCACTATTCAGCGAAAAGATAAACGAAAGCTTGAAAAAATATCAACCTACTCATGTCGAAAAAGGATTGAAATGTGAGAGATGTGGAAGTGAATACGACTTATATAAGTTTGCTCCTACTAAAAAACACCCGAATGGTTACGAGTATAAAGACGGTTGCAAATGTGAAATCTATGAGGAATATAAGCGAAACAAGCAACGGAAGATAAACAACATATTCAATCAATCAAACGTTAATCCGTCTTTAAGAGATGCAACAGTCAAAAACTACAAGCCACAAAATGAAAAACAAGTACACGCTAAACAAACAGCAATAGAGTATGTTCAAGGCTTCTCTACAAAAGAGCCAAAATCATTAATATTGCAAGGTTCATACGGAACTGGTAAAAGCCACCTAGCATACGCTATCGCAAAAGCAGTTAAAGCTAAAGGGCATACGGTTGCTTTTATGCACATACCAATGTTGATGGATCGTATCAAAGCGACATACAACAAAAATGCAGTAGAGACTACAGACGAGCTAGTCAGATTGCTAAGTGATATTGATTTACTTGTACTAGATGATATGGGTGTAGAAAACACAGAGCACACTTTAAATAAACTTTTCAGCATTGTTGATAACAGAGTAGGTAAAAACAACATCTTTACAACTAACTTTAGTGATAAAGAACTAAATCAAAATATGAACTGGCAACGTATCAATTCAAGAATGAAACACAATGCAAGAAAAGTAAGAGTAATCGGAGACGATTTCAGGGAGCGAGACGCATGGTAACCAAAGAATTTTTGAAAATTAAACTTGAGTGTTCAGATATGTACGCTCAGAAACTCATAGACGAGGCACAGGGCGATGAAAATAGGTTGTACGACCTATTTATCCAAAAACTTGCAGAACGTCACACACGCCCCGCTGTCGTCGAATATTAAGGAGTGTTAAAAATGCCGAAAGAAAAATATTACTTATACCGAGAAGATGGCACAGAAGATATTAAGGTCATCAAGTATAAAGAGAATGAGAATGAAGTTTATTCGCTCACAGGAGCCCATTTCAGCGACGAAAAGAAAATTATGACTGATAGTGACCTAAAACGATTTAAAGGCGCTCACGGACTTCTATATGAGCAAGAGCTAGGTTTACAAGCAACGATATTTGATATTTAGAGGTGGACGATGAGTAAATACAACGCTAAGAAAGTTGAGTACAAAGGAATTGTATTTGATAGCAAAGTAGAGTGTGAATATTACCAATATTTAGAAAGTAATATGAATGGCACTAACTATGATCGTATCGAAATACAACCGAAATTCGAACTACAACCTAAATTTGGGAAACAAAGACCGATTACGTATATAGCTGATTTCTCTTTGTGGAAGGATGGCAAACTGGTCGAAGTTTTAGATGTTAAAGGTAAGGCGACTGAAGTTGCCAACATCAAAGCGAAGATATTCAGATATCAGTATAGAGATGTGAATTTAACGTGGATATGTAAAGCACCTAAGTACACAGGCAAAACATGGATTACTTACGAGGAATTAATTAAAGCAAGACGAGAACGCAAAAGAGAAATGAAGTGATCTAATGCAACAACAAGCATATATAAACGCAACGATTGATATAAGAATACCTACAGAAGTTGAATATAAGCATTTTGGTGATGTGGATAACGAAAAAGATGCGCTGGCAGATTACTTATATAACAATCCTAACGAAATACTAGAGTATGACAATTTAAAAATTAGAAACGTAAATATAGAGGTGGAATAAATGGCAAGAATTACCAAAGAAACAAAAACTGTAAGCGACGGTTATTCAAGAGAAGACCGAGAAACGACATTGAACTATGATTACGAAAATCAAGAATGGATTGCTTACTCATCGGTACCGACACATATTATTAGAATGACAAAGTTGTACGGCGATGATGTAGAGGTATTGGAACGATTAGAATCTGGGACTGCGGTATTGGTTAGGGCGAAACTACCTAAAAGCGCAATAGGTTTTAGAAAATTAATGTCTGAAGAGCGACGACAAGAATTATCTGAGAGAGCAAAAAGAGCTTTTGGTCATTAGTGCTCGTGAATATAGGGCGAAAAACGACCAAAAAGACACACTAATACTTTTTAGGATAAATAACATCCGGAGAAAAAAACATGAGCTTTAAAAATTTTAACACAGGATAAATACAGAGGTGGAATAAATGAGTATCGTAAAGATTAACGGTAAACCATATAAATTTACCGAACATGAAAATGAATTGATAAAAAAGAATGGTTTAACTCCAGGAATGGTTGCAAAAAGAGTACGAGGTGGCTGGGCGTTGTTAGAAGCCTTACATGCACCTTATGGTATGCGCTTAGCTGAGTATAAAGAAATTGTGTTATCCAAAATCATGGAGCGAGAGAGCAAAGAACGTGAAATGGCTAGGCAACGACGTAAAGAGGCTGAGCTAAGAAGAAAGAAGCCACATTTGTTTAATGTGCCACAAGTGCATCCAAGAGGACGTTATGCGTGCTACCTGATGGAAAACGACATATTCGTGAAAGTTAAGAAGTAGATCATGACAGATAACGCACGCAAAGAATACCTAAATCAATTCTTTGGATCTAAGAGATATCTGTATCAAGATAACGAACGAGTGGCACATATCCATGTAGTAAACGGCACTTATTACTTTCATGGGCATATCGTGCCAGGTTGGAAAAGTGTTAAAAAGACATTTGATACTGCTGAAGAGCTCGAAATATATATAAAGCAACATGGTTTGGAATACGAAGAACAGAAGGAACTAACTTTATTTTAGAGGAGGTTATGAAAGTGAACTATGAAACAGGGTTCCAACTAGGTGTAATGGAAGCTAGGTTGAAGAAGATGAGAAAACAACGTGATGCGTGCAAGAAGCAACGTGATGAGCTTATCGTGGATATAGCTAAGTTAAGAGAGCGTAACGAAGAGCTGGAGAACATGTGGCGCACAGTCAAAAATGAATTGCTTGGAAGATACGAATTTTACCGTTTTAGACTTAACGAACTACAGATTGAGAGTAGAGCGAACAAGGCAGTAGCTATAAACATGGGAGCTAAAATCAACGCAAGTGCTATATTGTACCGAATGGACAAATTAGACGGAACAAATGAGTTCTACGAATTTTTAGGACAAATGGAGGATGACACTAATGAATAACCGTGAACAAATAGAACAGTCCGTTATAAGTGCTAGTGCGTATAACGGCAATGACACAGAGGGATTACTAAAAGAGATTGAGGACGTGTATAAGAAAGCACAAGCGTTTGATGAAATACTTGAGGGTTTACCTAATGCTATGCAAGATGCACTCAAAGAAGATATTGAACTTGATGAAGCAGTAGGGATTATGACGGGTCAAGTTGTCTATAAATATGAGGAGGAGCAGGAAGATGAAAAAATTTAATGTTCAAATCACATACACTGGCATGATTGAAGAGACTATCGAGGCTGAAAGTTTAGACGAAGCAGAAAATGAGGCGCATGATATTGCGAGAATGGAAGTGCCATTTGATTGTGATGAGTATGAAATTTATGTAGATGTGGAGCAGGAAAATGACTAACACATTACAAGTAAAACTATTATCAGAAAATGCTAGAATGCCCGAACGAAATCATAAGACAGATGCAGGTTATGACATATTCTCAGCCGAAACCGTCGTACTTGAGCCGCAAGAAAAGGCAGTGATTAAAACAGATGTAGCTGTAAGTATACCAGAGGGCTATGTCGGGCTATTAACTAGCCGTAGTGGTGTAAGTAGTAAAACGTATTTAGTGATTGAAACAGGAAAGATAGACGCGGGATATCATGGCAATTTAGGGATTAATATCAAGAATGATATTGAAACGTTAGAGATTTGGGATGATGGTAACTTTAGTCGAAATGTTGCTGGGATAGACGGAAAGTATGCCCCACCACATCCATCAGATAAAATTTTATTTATGAATGGTAGTTATGTCATAAACAAAGGCGACAAACTAGCTCAATTGGTTATCGTGCCTATATGGACACCGGAACTAAAGCAAGTGGAGGAATTCGAGAGTGTTTCAGAACGTGGAGCAAAAGGCTTCGGAAGTAGCGGAGTGTAAAGACATCTTAGATCGAGTCAAGGAGGTTTTGGGGAAATGATACAATACTTAGTTACAACATTCAAAGATTCAACAGGACGTAAGCATACACACATAACTCGAGCTAAGAGCAATCAAAGCTTTACAGTTGTTGAGGCAGAGAGTAAAGAAGAAGCAAAAGAGAAGTACGAGGCGCAAGTTAAAAGAGATGCAGTTATTAAAGTGGGTCAGTTGTTTGAAAATATAAGGGAGTGTGGGAAATGACGGATGTTAAAATTAAAACTATTTCAGGTGGAGTTTATTTTGTAAAAACAGCTGAACCTTTTGAAAAATATGTTGAAAGAACGGTAAATTTTAATGGTTTTATTTACGTAAGTAATATAATCAAACAGCCAACGTATATTAAAACAGATACGATTGAATCAATCACACTTATTGAGGAGCGTGGGAAATGAATCAGCTGAGAATTTTATTACATGACGGTAGTAGTTTGATATTACATGAAGATGAATTATTTAACGAAATAGTATTTGTTTTGGACAATTTTAGAAATGATGATGACTATTTAACGATAGAAAAAGATTATGGCAGAGAACTTGTATTGAACAAAGGTTATATAGTTGGGATCAATGTTGAGGAGGCAGACGATGATTAATATTCCTAAAATGAAATTCCCGAAAAAGTACACTGAAATAATCAAAAAATATAAAAATAAAACACCTGAAGAAAAAGCTAAGATTGAAGATGATTTCATTAAAGAAATTAATGATAAAGACAGTGAATTTTACAGTCCTATGATGGCTAATATGAATGAACATGAATTAAGGGCTATGTTAAGAATGATGCCTAGTTTAATTGATACTGGAGATGACAATGATGATTAAACAAATACTAAGACTATTATTCTTACTAGCAATGTATGAGTTAGGTAAGTATGTAACGGAGCAAGTATATATTATGATGACGGCTAATGATGATGTAGAGGCGCCGAGTGACTTCGCGAAGTTGAGCGATCAGTCTGATTTGATGAGGGCGGAGGTGTCAGAGTAGATGATGTGGTTAGTCATAGCAATTATATTACTAGTCATCTTATTGTTTGGTGTGATGTTGCAAGCTGAACAGTTAAAAGGCGATGTGAAAGTTAAAGAGCGGTAGATAGAGATATTAAGAAGTAGATTGAGACATTTTGAAGATTAAACATATTTGTACGGAGGGTATTCATGACTAAAAAGAAATACGGATTAAAATTATCAACAGTTCGGAAATTAGAAGACGAGTTGTGCGATTATCCTAATTATCATAAACAACTTGAAGATTTAAGAAGTGAAATAATGACACCGTGGATTCCAACAGATACAAATATAGGCGGGGAGTTTGTACCATCTAATACATCAAAAACAGAAATGGCAGTAACTAATTATCTTTGTAGTATACGAAGAGGTAAAATTCTTGAGTTTAAGAGTGCGATTGAACGTATAATCAACACATCAAGTAGGAAAGAACGCGAATTCATTCAAGAGTATTATTTTAATAAAAAGACTTTGATTGCGGTTTGTTATGACATACACATCTCTGAAAGTACAGCGCATAGAATCAAGAAGAAAATAGTGTCTAAACTAGCCGAAGAATTAGGAGAATACTAAATTTGACAGTAAAATGACAGTTTTTGACACCTATAACGAGATATTATGATAGTGTAGGATATTGACTATCTTACTGCGTTTCCCTTATCGCAATTAGGAATAAAGGATCTATGTGGGTTGGCTGATTATAGCCAATCCCTTTTTTAATTTTAAAAAGCGTATAGCGCGAGAGTTGGTGGTAAATGAAATGAACAAATTAACTAAAAAGCAACGTTTGTTTGCAGAAGTATATACAATACCTGGTACTGAATGTTATGGCAATGCTACTAAGTCAGCTGTGCATGCCGGATATAGCGAAAAGACGGCGTACTCACAAGGACAGCGTATGTTGAAGAATGTTGAAATTCAGAATTATATCAAGGAGGTTGAAACAAAACTCTTTGACGAGAATATTATGTCAGGTAAAGAAGTGTTGTATAGGCTAACTAGAACAGCTAGAGGAGAACACACGGAAGTTGAAGCTGTCGTAACAAAAACTGGAGACTATAAAGAGAATCCGGATACTGGCAAAATGCAATTAGTATACGATGAACACATACAACTTGTTACTAAGTCACCTAAAATAAGTGACCAAAACAAAGCCTTAGAGATGTTAGGTAGACATCACAAATTATTTACAGACAAACAAGAAGTCGACCACAAAATACCGATGTTTGTTGATAATATTCCGGAAGATGATTAGTCATGTATGAAATACTTGATCTAAAAAATAAAATCGGTGGTGGCTACAATAAGTTTTGGCACAACAAAAACTTTTACCGTGTTGTTAAAGGTTCAAGGGGTAGCAAGAAAAGTAAAACTACCGCTATTAATCTCATTTATCGAATAATGAAATATGATTGGGCAAATATACTTGTAGTCAGAAGATTTAGCAACACTAACAAACAATCAACGTATACAGATTTAAAGTGGGCAACTAACCAATTAGGCGTTGCTCACTTATTTAAATTCAACGAAAGTTTGCCGGAAATAACGTATAAACCTACTGGACAAAAAATACTGTTTAGAGGTTTAGACGACCCATTGAAAATAACATCGATTACTGTTGATACAGGCATTTTGTGTTGGGCTTGGTTTGAAGAGGCTTATCAAATAGAAACATTCGCTAAGTTTAGCACTGTTGTTGAGTCAATACGTGGTAGCTACGATAGTCCGGAATTTTTCAAGCAAATCACAGTCACTTTTAACCCGTGGTCGGAAAGACATTGGTTGAAGCCTACATTTTTTGATGAAGAAACAAAATTAAACAATACTTTTTCAGATACAACAACTTATAGAGTTAATGAATGGCTAGATAAAGTCGATATTGAACGATATGAAGATTTGTATATAAAGAATCCTAGACGTGCAAGAATCGTTTGTGATGGAGATTGGGGTGTTGCAGAGGGGCTTGTATTCGATAATTTTAAAGTGGAAGACTTTGATTGGTTTGAGGAGTTTAAAAGAACGCAAGAAATAACTCACGGAATGGATTTTGGATTTAGTCAAGACCCTACAACAGTTGTTAGTACGGTTGTAGATTTAAAAAACAAAAAGTTATTCATCTATGATGAACACTATAAAAAAGCGATGTTAACTGATGATATAAAACAAATGCTTATTAAAAAAGGATTAGGTGATGTAGATATTGCAGCTGATTATGGGGCTGGTGGAGATAGAGTGATCAGTGAATTGAAATCTAAAGGGATTAAAGGTATAAGAAAAGCGTTGAAAGGCGCTAATACTATTTTACCAGGCATTCAATTCATTCAAGGCTTTGAAGTTATTATACACCCATCATGTGAACACGCTATTGAAGAGTTCAACACTTATACATTTGACCAAGATAATGATGGTAAGTGGTTGAACAAGCCTATAGATGCTAATAACCATATTATCGATGCATTGCGTTATAGTCTTGAGAAATATCATATCGTACGTAAAAAACGTAAAAAGAATATAGAAAGCAAAACAAAAGTAATTAAATCTCTAGGATTATAGGAGGGAACAAATGTTAAAGGCAAACGAATTTGAAACGGATACTGATTTACGAGAAAACAGAAATTACTTGTTTAACGATGAAGCTAATGTTGTTTACACATATGACGGGACAGAGTCTGATTTATTACAAAACATTAATGAAGTAAGTAAATACATTGAACATCACATGGATTACCAACGACCTAGATTAAAAGTGTTAAGTGATTATTACGAAGGTAAAACTAAGAATCTGGTTGAGTTAACACGACGCAAAGAAGAGTACATGGCAGATAACCGTGTAGCGCATGATTACGCATCTTATATTAGCGATTTTATTAACGGTTATTTCTTAGGTAATCCGATTCAATGTCAAGATGATGATAAAGATGTATTAGAAGCTATTGAGGCGTTCAATGATTTAAATGATGTTGAGTCACACAATAGATCTTTAGGATTAGATTTGTCAATTTATGGCAAAGCTTATGAGTTAATGATTAGAAACCAAGATGATGAAACGCGTTTATACAAGAGTGATGCAATGAGTACTTTTGTCATATACGACAATACAATTGAACGTAATAGTATCGCAGGAGTTAGATATTTAAGAACTAAACCAATAGACAAGACTGACGAAGATGAAGTGTTTACAGTTGATTTATTTACTTCTCACGGTGTTTATAGATATCTTACCAGTAGAACAAATGGATTGAAGCTCACACCACGTGAAAACGGTTTTGAATCACACTCTTTCGAACGTATGCCTATTACAGAATTTAGCAACAACGAAAGAAGAAAAGGGGATTATGAGAAAGTAATCACTTTAATTGATTTGTATGATAATGCTGAATCAGATACTGCTAACTATATGAGTGATTTAAATGACGCTATGTTACTTATTAAAGGTAATTTAAATTTAGATCCTGTAGAAGTTAGAAAACAAAAGGAAGCTAACGTGTTATTTTTAGAGCCAACCGTTTATGAGAATAGGGATACAGGTATCGAAACAGAAGGTTCAGTTGACGGCGGTTATATTTATAAACAATACGATGTACAAGGTACCGAAGCTTATAAAGACCGTTTGAACAGTGATATACACATGTTTACCAACACGCCTAACATGAAAGATGATAACTTTAGTGGCACTCAATCGGGCGAGGCAATGAAATACAAATTATTCGGATTAGAACAACGTACTAAAACTAAAGAAGGATT